TGCCAGGCGCGCGACGCGTCGCCAGGTCGCGAGCTGGTCATGATTTCGCAATGCCAGGCCGACCCGTCGTACGACACGACGTCGCCCGGCCGGTACGACCGCGCGCTCGCATAGGCGCCTTGATACCGCGGGATGGGGAGCTCAACCGGGAGCGACTTGACCAGCTCGCCACGCTGCCACCGGAGCACGAGCGTACGGTCGCCGTCGAAGCTCGCCGTCAGGTCGTCGACGCCGAGCCCGTCGTTGCCGTCGAGCCCGTCGAGCCCGTTGGCGCCCGGCGGTCCCGGCACCGGCGGCCGCGCTTCGAGCCCGGCAAGCCGCTCGCGTACGGCCGTGACGGTATCGTCGAGCCGGTCGACCGCGGCGCCGCGCGCGCGAAGCGCGGCGAGCTCCCCTTCGACACGCGCCAGGTCGGCGCGCAATGGCGCGATCGCTTTGGCGACCACGCCGACAATAAGCTCGGCGAGCACGTCAGGCTGCATACAAACCTTCGCGCAGAGCGGCGACGTGAATGGCGGCCAGGGTTGCGGCGACGTCGGCCGACGGGTCGACCGGTGGCGGCGCCGGTACCGGTGGCGGCTTCGGCCCGGCGGCGTCGCGCTCGGCGAGCGCGGCGAGCGAATACATTTGCTGCTGCAGATACGGCGACTCGCCGCCGGTGACCTGGCCGAGCCCGAAATACTTGCGCCTGGCTTCGTTCGGCGCGAGCGCGCCGGCGACGATCGAATCGTGCGCGGCTTTGGTACGCGTGCCGGTGTCGAGTAAGAGCAAGTCGTCGATCGCAAACTCGGTCCCGAGCGACAACGCGAGCTCTAATCCCTTGTCGAGCGACCGTTCAAACTTCGTTATGAGCGATTGCAAACACTCGTTGTAGTAGAGCTGCACGAGCGGCTCAATGTTGGCGTACGGTGGCGGCGGCCCGACGTGCACCATGTACGGCGGGACGTGAAACGCCGAGCAAATCGTTTCGGCCGACCACTTCAATTGGTCAATGAGCTGCGCGTCGACGGCCGACATGGTGAGCGGCTTGTATTCGAGCCCCCGGTCGAGCACGGCAACGCGCCCTTGATTGGCGCCGCCGACGTACTCTTCCCACTTGGCTTTGTAGTCTTTGGCTTGCTCTGGCGTGATTGCCATGGGCGCCATGAGCACGCCGCCGGGGTTGGCGCCGTTGGCGAAAAACGCCGACGTTTGCCGTTGCATGTTCTGCCCGGCGAGCGCCGACAAGCCGCATGCATAGAGCGGCGACACGCCGACCAATGGGTGAAAGAGCGTGAGCATTGGGTCGTGTATGAGCTCGCGCGCCGGGACGACAATCGACCCGTCGGCCGGCATGCCGGCGAGCTCGTTGGCGCCGAGCTGGTAATACACGGCGCCGTCAGGCGCAATGAGCGGCGTGACGCGCTCCGGGTCGAGCACGTACAACGCGACGACGACGCCGCGGTTGTCGCGCTCTTTCAACGCGTACGCGTTGCCGTGCACGAGCTTGCTGAGAATCCATTGCTCGACAAACGTGCCGGCGAGCTGGTACCGGTTCGGCTCGCGCAACACCGGCGAGTACGCCGGGTTGGTGGTTTCCGTCCAAATGCCGTCACTGTCGCGCTCGACGAGTCGGAGCTCGAGCTTCCCAATGTCGGCCGCAATCATCGACACGCATGCGTACACGGCAAAGTACGTGAGCGACGTATCTGGTGTGAGCTCCTGATTTTGTTGCCACGCGCCGGGGAATGGGTCGCGCACGATGCCGATCGGCGACCAGCCGTCGACCTGGCGGCTCGGCGGCCGCGGCGACCGTCGCGAGAAAATCTCCCGGCCGAATATGCGCATGGAGCTCCAAAGAAGGAGCCGGCCGCGCGCGCCCTACCCGGAAACGCGCGCGACCGGTTGGCGAAGCGCGTTACTGCTGTTTGCCGCGCGCGACGGTTCCGCCGTTGCCGGCGCCGTCAAATGCCGAATTCAAGCCTTGCGGCGTGTAGACGGCGGCCGTGGCATAGGCGACGCTGGCCGGAATGGCGCGGTTCCAATTGATAAACCGCTCGGCACGCAAGCCGACCAGGTTGTTCTGCCAGAGCGACGTGAGCACCGTTGTCGCGTCCGACGGCGACATCGGCGCCGTGTCCATTTGCACCGACGCTTCGCGTGACACGTCGATCGTCACGCCACCGTCGTCGGCGTAGAGAATCAAATCCGGCTGCAACGCGATCACGAGCTGCGCGGCCTGATTACTCGTTACGACGGTAATGCCGTCGACCGAGCCGCCGGTCGCCGTCACGCCGGGAAATGCGCGGTTGCCCGACGCGTCGCGCACCATGCCGAGCGTAAACGCGTTGGTTTCCGACATGATGATGGCGGCGCCGGCAATCGGCACGTTGGCCGTCGTCAGCATGTTCATCAACACGACGATATCTTTGAGCGCGTTGTTGGTCGACACGACCGTCGGCGCGCCGTTGGTAATGCTGGCGGGATGCACGTTGGCGACCGCGGCGACGGCCGGGTCGATAAACTGCTGGTCAAGGAATTGCGCGATCCCCTTGATCATGTCGTTTCGGACGATCGCTTCGGCCGACGGCGAGCTCACCTTGACCAGTTCTTCGGTCAACACGATGATGCCGGCGGCCTTCGCAATCCCGAGATTGGCCGACGTAAAGCCGAGCTTGCCGACCGGCTTTGGCTGCGCCTGGCCGACCCACTGATACAAGCCCCCGGCCGACTGCACCGGTACTGACGTGTTGAATGGCACCTGGCGCAAGCCGGGGATTTTGCCAAGGATCGTGCGCGGTCTGAGCAATTCCAAAAACTCGTTGGTCGCGTTGTTGACGACGGCGAGCGGCCCGGCCCAAGCCGGGTCGGTGGTCGTGCCCGGCGCGGTGGCGGCTTTGACGTACAGCTCGACTTCCGGCGTGTCTTTCCATTGCTTCGCGTATTCGATCGCGAGCATCTTGTCGCCGTTGGCGCGCGCGAGCGACATGGCGGCGCGCACAAAAATCGAGCCCGGTTGCTGCAAGCTCTTGACCTGCACAAACGGCACGACCGCGGCCATGCGGCCCGGCGCCGGCGCGATCGGCTTGGCGGCCGCGGCGTTGAGCGTTTCGAGCTCGCGCCACCGTTTGATCGTCCCGTCGAGCGCGACCGCGGCGTCGCTGAGCTCGTCGTACTGCTTGGTCTGGTCGGCGTCGAGCGTCGTGCCGGCGTCGGCCGCGGTTTGCATGAGCTGGAACATGGCCGCGGTTTTGGTCGCCCGGTTGGCTTCGGCGGCCGTGATTTGCTCTTGAATGGTCATGACTGGCACCGTGCGCGGCGTGCGCTCGGCGGCCGGGACACCGGCCAGGGTTGCGGCCGGGACACCGGCCAGGGATTTGACAAACCGCACGACGGCGTCGGGGTTGGCCGGGATGGTGACTAAGCTGAGCTCGACGACTTCGGTTTTGCGCAAGTGGAGCGCGCCGGCGGTGAGCCGCTCGACGCCGTCGGCCAGGATGCGATACCCGATCGACACGGTCGACACGAGCCCGGCTTTCAAGCATTGCCAGGCCAGGTCGACGGCGTCTTTGAGCGCGCCCGGCGTGTCGACGGCCGGGATGTTGGCTTCAAACGCAATCCCGTCTTTCGTCGCCGGAAAGAGCGTGACGGTTCCGATCGGGATGTTTTTTTCGTGTTGCCAGAACAGCGGGAGCGGATTGCGGAACGTGACCCCAAACGGGTCGACCGAATGGCCCTGGCGGTCTATGGTCGGCGTCGTCGCCAGGCCACCGAATACGCGCCGCTCGGCGTCGACCGACTTGCGCGCGACCGTGAGCTCGGCGACGGCAAATTGCTCGACGAGCTCGGCGGTGGCGGCCATGGTCGCGCTCTACAACGCCAGAGCGCGACCCGGCCGTCAAGGTTTGGCGACAGACGAGCCGCCTGTTTAGTGGGTAGTCCCGGTCATGGTCGCGGTCCAACGAGCAGCACGAGCTGCGCGACGATGACGAACAGCACAGCCGGCCAGAGCGGCGCGCGGCCGACGCCGGCGCCGAGCGTGATCAGGAGCGCGACCACTAGCAGCAGCAGCTCGACATTCAACAGGGTCAACATGGCTTAACACTCCACAATGCGCACGCCGTACTCGGCTTCGACGTGCTTTTTTTTCCACCGATAGAGCGGCGTCTTAAATCCCTTCGCATCTTCGATCACGGTCCCGGTCGCCGTCGCGTACGCGAAGTCGGCGACGTACTCGCCGATCGTTTGCTCGGCCGGCAACACCGGCGGATTTGACCAGGGTTTCGCGCCGAGCGTCGGCCGGTGGCCGGCCGGCCCAATCGAGCCGGCGTACCTGACATGGAGCTCGAAACGGGGTTGGAGCGTGAGATCCCAAATCTGGCCGGCGCGCTCCAATTGCTTAAGCTCGGCGTACCGGTTGGCTTCGCGCATGCTCGCGAAACGGATACCGTCGAGCACGGTGGCTTTGGCGCCGTACTTATGGCGCCGCGGCTTCGCGCGGTCGGCGAGCCATTCGGCAATGGCTTTGAGATCGTCGTCGGTTTGGGTTCTCATGGCGTTTTCTTCGGTTGCGCCTGGCGCAAGACACGTCGAATCCAATCGGCCATGGTGAGCCGGCTCGCGCGCGCTTGCGCGTACATGGCGTCGTACTGCGCGGCCGGCACGCGTACGTGCACGTTGACGCTCGCCGATTTCTTGAGCACGTCGACTGGCATGGGCCGCCCCTTCATACGTGTATCTGTGGCACCGATGGCTCGGTCGTGCGCAACGCCAACGACCAGGCCACGACGAGCGCCATGACCGGGTCAATACGACCGCGGGAGCGTTTCTTAATCGGAAAGATGTTGTCTTTGCCGTCACGCTGCACGACGGCGTTACCGGCGGCCCATTCCATGAGCGGATCGTTTTGCGTGTCGACCTGGCCGGCGAGCACCGCGGCTTCAAGCGCGCTCGCGCCGCTCGACATGCCTTTGTAGGTTTGCGCGACTTCGAGCACCTGGTCGGTGGCAAATCCGTCGGTTTGCGTGAGCTGCACAATGAGCTGGTCGGCGTGCCAGGGGTCGAAGCCGACCGCGCGTATGTCGACGACCGTGCGGAGCTCGGCGAGCGCGTCGCGAATGACCTGGTGGTCGACACGCGTGCCCGGCGTCGTGCGCAAATACCCGCGCTCGACCCAGTGCGGATACGGCGCCCGGTCCCGGTGCGCCCGATCGGCAATCGTGTCGGCCGGCGTCCAGACGTACCGCACGACGCGCCAGGGCTCGTCGGCGACCGGCGGAAAGAGCGCCACAAGCGCCGTCAGGTCGAGCTTGGCCGATAGGTCGACGCCGACCAGACACGGCCGGCCGGCGAGCGCGGCGAGCTCCCACGCGCCCGGCGTCGACTGGCCGCGGCGCCAACCGTCCAAATCAAGCCACGGTTGCGAGACATTGACCCACAGGTTTAAGTGTTTCTGCTGGTACGTGGCTTTGGCGGCCGGCATGCCGCGCGCTTTGACG